ACATTAGAGACGACCCAACGTACCCCCTGCCACGTGATGTATCGCATGGCAAATATATGTTCGTTCGCGTAAGCGTCCGCGACGATGCTGATAGAGTTGCTGACGGTAAGATCGTTATTGATCTTATCGCCCTCCCGGAACCGGAGTGAGTCCCGAACAACGTCGCCAAAGTACGACCTTTCAGCGATGATGTCTTCATACACTCCGGATCCTGGAGGATTCTCTACGGTCTCGCCAAAGCCGATCTCACCGTAGAACTTTGCCATAGCGAAATATGGCTATCACTCAGCGGGACGCTTGAAGGTCCACGGACCGTCGGTAACCGAGTCCTCGGTGTAGTAGCCGCTGTTCGCCACCGAGTGGATCACGATGGAAGCACCGGCCGCCAGAGCGGACATGTCGCCTGCCGAGATGGTTGCACCGGTCGCGTAGTTCTTGTAGGTCAGACCAGTGACCGTCGGGATGGTAACGACGCCGGTCTCAGCATCGAAAGTGGGCTTCTCCGGAACGACCAGGGTGTCCTCGGTCTCGACAACGAGCAGCGCCGACTTGGGCTTGAGCAGAGCGCCCGACAGACGGGTCTCCAGCAGCCACTTGTAGGTGTTGTAGTCGATGTCGAAGAAGTCGAACGACGTAATGTCGCCGCCCTTGTTCGTACCGAGGTTGTAGTCGGCCAGGTTGACGATGATGCCAATCAGACCCGGGACCTCGTTCATGACCTCGACGGTCACGATCCGGTCGACACCCAGAGCCTCGGCGACCTCGGCGTTCGTCTTGTACAGACGACGACCCTCGCCATCCTTGGCCTTCTTGAACATGTTCAGACGACGCACGGTGGTGTAGAAGGTCGGGGTGCCCGTGCCCTTCCAGAACTCCATACCATCCATGATCACGTCCACCACGGTGTCGTAGTTCGCACCCGGCAGCGAGACGTTCGCCTTCAGGGTGGTCACGTAGTACTCGTGGTCGTTGTAGATGGAGCGGATACCCGCGCCGTCCGCGGCACCCACCGGGTCCTTGACCTTGTCCTCGTCGGACGGGTCGCGACCGTCGCCGATGAGGATCGATCGAGCGAGCTCCTCCTCCAGCATCAGGCGCATCTCGCCCATGATCCACTGGACCAGGTCGAAGTCGGTAACATCGAGAACGTCGTCCCGATCCACCTGCTGCTTCTTGTAGATCGTGGTCGGGCGGGTGATCCGCTTCGAGATCCCGATCCACTCCTGCTTCTTGTAGGTGCCCTTGACGTAGCCCTTGGCACGAGCCTCGTCCTGGGTCAGGTCGGCGACCAGGTTCTTGATGGTCGCGAACGGGGTCTTGTGGACCGAGTCCAGAACACCCTTGACCCACTCGGTACGACGCTTGTCGAACTCCGGGGTGCTGGAGATCGCCTTGGCATCCGGGAACAGAAGGTCCAGGTCGGTGACGCCGTGCGACAGGCTGTCGTGCTTGAGCTCGTCGCCCTTCGTCTGCACGAAGTGGGCGATCGCGTCCCGGAACGAGCCGTTCTTCTGGGCGTAGTGGAAGATCCCCTGGAGATCCTCACGAGAGACGGCATAGCCGCGCTTCTCCGCCTCGGTCTTGTTCTGGTCGAAGAGGTTCTTGGTGATCGTAGACATTTCGTCGGTACCTTCCTTGTGAGCGAGGTCGCCCTCTTCGGCGTTGTCGGAGTGAGCGGCGTCATCCTCGTTACCCTTCTCCAGGGCAAGAGCAGCACCGACCATGAAGTGAACGAGCTCCTTCTGGCTGTCGTTCAGAGTGTTGTAGACGGCCTGAACGGTCTCGTCGTCCTCCGCATGCTCGATCGCTTCGTCCTGATCGCTGTGAGAAAGGACGAAGTCGAACGGCAGAGCCATGTGGATGATGACATCCTCCGGCATCGTCTGGTACTTGTCAGGATCGTCGTCGTCGAGGTCGTCGTGAGCCATGACGACGTTGTCGATCTTCGCCTTCTCATTAGCACCCGAAATCACCAGGCTGAGTTCCCGGACCATGCCGTGGAACACCTGCTTGCTGCGCTCGAGAAGCTTGTTGGCGTAGATCGACAGCGAGTTGACGCTGCCCTTGTGCACCAGCTTCTTCGCGGCCTCGCCCGCGGGCGTGTCGGCGAAGAAACCGTAGGCGTACAGACCATCGTGACGAGCCTCGAAGATCGCGTGACCGAGGACGTTGTTGATGTCGTTGTGGATGTGCTGCCACACGAGAGGAACCTGCTGGCCGTCCATGTGCTTGAAAGCGTCCGGCATGATGGTTCGACCGTCGGAGCACAGAACATTGGCCTTCGTGGCGTAACCGCTAAAGTCGGCACCCTCCATTTTGACCAATCACCTCCTAGGGTGGGGGTTTGATCCGACTGTGTCAGAGCCGGGCTTTCGGTTGGGACTTGGCGACCGGAGATTGAGAGATCTTCTTGCGCATCTCCGCAATTTTCTCCTCGACATTCTTGATCTGGGTTTCGAGGCGCTTAACCTTTTGATCGAGAACCTTGTCGGGGTTCTTCTTCCGCCACTCTTCGGACCTCTTTGCCGCCTCTGCCTTCTCGGCCTCAGTCAGCTTCTTGCTATTAGAGGTCTTCTTAGGATCGGCAGCCTTCTTGTCCTCTGGTTGTTCGACACCGCTTCGCTCTTGAGCTTTCTCGACAAGCTGACGAAGAAGTTCGCGAAGCTTATCGAGACGAGCCTCCATGTCCTTGATTCGAGCTTCGGTCGCAGCGCGCCTTTTAGCCGGATCGATGATAGGAGTTTTAGCGACGGTCTTCGCAGGCGCCTTCTTGATCGCGGTAGACGTCTTATGAACGGGAGCAAGGGTGGAGCTCCCGGTCTTTCTACCCTTTAGCTGGCGCTCTCGAAGGTAGCGTTCGTGTCGTTCCGCTGGCGTTTCTCCATCGGAAGTAGCGGTGTCGTAATGAGCCAGAAAATCAGAGATGAATTCATCCGCGGAGGGCATCTTCCATCTCCTTGGTCATCTGAGCAAGCTCTAGATCGAGATCATCCATCGTGGAGTTGACTTCATCATCCACGGCGGCGTTCGGATCTGATGCCGCCGAATCTTCCACCGGTGCATTGGGATCCGGTTGCTGCGGCATGTTGCTGTTTCGGAGTTCATCGGCCTTGGGGTCCCTAGAGGGCTTGATGCCGATAGCCTGCCGAATTTCATTCGCCGAAAGGATCTCATTGCGAGTGAACTTGTCAGCGATCTCTGCAATATCCGTGATCGGAACCAGCTCGAACGGATTGGTGAAGAACCGAATGGCCTTACCCTGCGTTCGTGCCGTCTTCGTCAGAAACGATCGATGCATTGCTTCGACGATGGACTTGACGAATGGCTTGATCGTCCTGTTCTGATAGTTCAGCATGGCCGCCTCATCGGCAGTACCATTCATGACCTCGGGAGTGAGACCAAGCTGGACATACAGCAGATTCGTCAAATATTCGATCTGCTTGAGCAGATTGTTTTCCGCCGGTCGGTTCAGCTGAGTGATCTTCTCAGTACCGTCAGTGTAGGCAATACCGTACTGACTTCCCTTCAGCTGAGCCTCAATATCCTTGCGACGCTGATCCGCCTGTTGACGTCGAGCCTCAGTTTTGACGACGTAAGGAAGCTGAATGATGAGATCCAGCTTTCCGGAACTAACCTGATCGTCCACAGAGTCCAGAAGATTCAGCTTATGAATGAGTCGCTTAAGGGTAGAGCTGCTCTCGTTCATCACCGCGTAGAACGGATTCTCAACGATCGCCGCAATTCGCTTGTCGACGGAAACTTCCTCGATTCGCCCGGAGTCTTCGTTGTATAGCTTGACGCGAACCGACTTAGGTCCCCACCCGACGACCTCTCCAACTCGAAGATTGCGAATATCGTAGCTTCCCGTGTACGGATTCTCCGTTGTTACCACCGGGCAGATTGCCGCCACGCCGACATCGCACAGCGTCAGCACAATGTCTCTACGAAAATGCGTTGCTGCTTGATCGATGTTCGCTTCTACAGTAAGACAGTCGTTTAGATCACTCTTGACATCTTCGAGATATCGACCTTCGCTATCCAGCTGGACGTGTCGAATATCGACGGTCGAAACATCGACGGCAAGACGAGTGTAGATCGAGGCGAGAAGCGAACGCTCACTTGAGTAGCGAAGCCGCGTTCGATCCTGACGCGATCCGAAACCTGTGCCCCCAACATACACATTGGGAATGTCCTCAGGTCCTTGATTCCGGAAGATGTTCCAGACCTTCTTGAAATTATCCATGAGGCCCACGACTCACCTCCTTTCTATCGACTGTTAGCGGCCACGGCAAGGCCCACCTTGAGAGCAACGACACCCGCAACGGCCAGAATGGCCAAAGTAGTCTCCCGGCCCGACTTAGACATTTGAGCAACCTCGCCGTCAGTCATGTTGCGCTGCTTGACCTCGTCGAGCTTCGCCCTTGCCGCGGCTGTACCAAGCGTTTTCTTGTCGAGCTTGTATTGCGCCTTGGCTTTCAGATAATCTTGACGAGCAGCCCCACTATTGAAACGTTCCCGAGCAGCGTCGATGGTTGCATCGCGCTTCTTGTTTTCTTCCTTGTGGAACTGCTTGTTCAGCTGTCGATTTCGCTGATGATCAGCCACCGCGGAACCGATCTTTTCGCGAATAACGCCCCACTTCATGCCCTTGACGCCGAAGTGGATGAGTTCGTCGAGAGACGGCTTCTCCTCCACCAAATAACTCATTCGAAGGCCTCCTTGTTGATCTTGTATGCGACCCAGGCGTCCATCAAAGCGGCTACGTTGTCGATCTTTTCTTCGTATCGCTTCTTCAGAAGCTTTCGGTTTCCGTTTGTGTCTTCAAGAGTGACACAATTACCCATCGCAAAAGACATCAGAGATTCATCGAATAAGAGGAGTTTCTCTTCAGCAAGAGTCTTGAGTTCTCCGAGAGGAACAGATTCGGTTCGTGCTCCCTGAATAACCTTTTCAATACCGAAGGGTCCGTTCTCCTGTTCCCAGCGAGTAACGAACTCTTTGGCGTTGTAAGGGTCAAAGCCCAGAGTTCGAACGTCGTACTCTCTTCGTTCGATGAAGCGATCGAGATCTTCGTAGACTTCCATCATGTCGAGGATCGACCCTTCAAGAACTTGAAGGCTGTCCTCATCGATGAACTCTTGATACTTCGCGCGCATTGCGCCCGGAAGCTTGCGGAGAGTCAATCCCGTAATATAGCTTCGAGTTTTTACGCCAAATACTCCTCGCCCGACCGGAAAGAGGAATGTGAAAGCGCAGAAGTCGTCGCCTTGCGAAAGGTCGGCACCCATCGCACACGGCATTCCATCGAAGGCTCGAGGACGAAGTTTGTGAG